CGGCAGACGCCTCCAGAGAGAAGGCATCGTTGTACATGGCTCCGGGTGGATATAACAATTTATGAGCAGTTACGCGAAAGGATCGAAAGCCTTTGGCTTTTGTGATCGCACAGGGTTTCGATACCCGTTGCGTGATCTGGTCAGACAGATTGAGGATGGTCGTTGGAACGGACTGCTGGTAGGCAGGGACGTTGTAGATCAAGATCAGCCGCAGTTAAAGCTGGGGGATGTCAATGCAAGTGACCCGCAAGCGTTACGATTTCCGCGACCTGATAACAGTATTGATGAAAGTCGGTCACTGTCTGCGTTCGATCCTGTCGGGGGAGGCAATACGGCGCTTGGAAGCCGCACTGTCGGCCTTGATATGGCGGGTGCTGTTGGGCGCGTAACAGTGGAGACATCCTGATGGCGTTTACCCTTACGACTCTAAAGCAGGCCATACAGGACTATACGGAGTCAAACGAGACTACATTTGTCAATAATTTGACAACGATCATTACGCAGGCAGAGGACAAGATTCTCAAGGCCGTGCAACTGCCTGATTTTCGTAAGAATGTTTCAGGTTCTGTGGCAAGCGGCAATCAGTACCTAATCATGCCTACAGATTTTTTGACACCCTACTCGCTAGCTATAGACAATTCTGGCTTTGAGTATCTGATGTTTAAAGACGTAAACTTCATACGTCAGGCGTACCCGCTGACAACAACACAGGGAGCGCCCAAGTACTACGGCATCTTCAGCCGCACCGCGTTTATTCTCGGCCCCACCCCTGATTCTGCCTATGACGCAGAACTGCACTACTTCCACAAACCCACCTCAATCACCGCATCTGGAGACGGCACAAGCTGGCTCGGCACCAACGCAGAGTCCACGCTTTTGTATGGCTGTCTTGTTGAGGCGTACACCTTCTTGAAGGGCGACCCTGATTTAATGCAGATGTATACCCAAAGGTATATGGAGGCACTGGCTAATCTGGAGCAGTTGGGCGAAGGCTACAGCACAACAGACAGCTACAGATCGGGTGAAGTAAGGAAAGCTAGAGCATGATTGGTGTTAGCGGTGGTTTTGAGGTGGGTAGCGTTAATGTACACACCACACAGAACAGGGGATTTACCCCAGAAGAGATTGCTGAGAGATGCTTAGATAAGATCGTCTCGGTAGCCGATACTGCGTTGCCAGAGGTACAGGCACAGGCGCAGGCATTCAAGGATCACATTAGAGCGGTTCTTGTTTTCTACATGAAAGAGGCCGCAAACAGCGACCGAACCACAGTGTATAACGCCCTTTTAGATGCAGGGCAAAAAGACTTAGCCGAACTTATCAGGAGAATGTGATATGGCTTTTAGCGGAAACTTCATGTGTTCGTCGTTTAAGCAAGAACTGCTTGTTGGCGCTCACAACTTTACAAACAGCAGTGGTCACACGTTTAAGCTGGCAATGTACACCAACAGCGCCTCTTTTGATGCGTCTACCACAGCGTACACCACAGGGAACGAGATCAGCGGTACAGGCTACTCAGCAGGTGGCGGGACACTTACCAATGTGACCCCGACTCTGTCTGGAACCACAGCCCTGACCGACTTTGCCGACCTCACATTCGGCTCGTCAACACTGACGGCGCGTGGAGCACTTATATACAACACGACAACTAGCGGCGGCTCTGGCACTACAGACACCGTCCTAGTGTTGGACTTTGGTTCTGACAAGTCGTCCAGTGCCGGTGACTTTACCATTGTGTTCCCCACACCGGATGCCTCTAACGCCATCATCAGGATTGCATAATCATGGCTTTGGTCGTTGCTGATCGCGTAAAAGAAACCACCACATCGACAGGTACAGGCGCGATTTCGCTCGGGGGTGCAGAACCCAACTTCCGCACCTTTTCGTCTGTCCTGTCGGATGCGGATACCACTTACTACGCCATCATTGATGACAGCAACCTTGCTTTTGAGGTTGGTCTAGGCACCTATGCAAGTAGCGGCAACACGATAACCCGCACCACGGTTCTTGCTAGTTCCAACAGCAACAATGCCGTGAGTTTTAGTGCGGGAACTAAAGATGTGTTCCTGACCTACCCTGCGGATAAATCTGTCAATAGGGACGCTTCTGGCAATGTGTCGATACCTGCTCAGGGCGACCTTCGTTTGGAGGACGCCTCTGGAGGTCAGTACGTTGCATTGCAGGCTCCCGCTACCGTGGGGTCTAGTCTCACATTTACTTTGCCTTCTGCGGATGGTTCAGCCGATCAGCTACTCAAGACTGACGGTTCTGGCAATCTTAGCTTTACCACCATTAACGCATCTCCCAGCTTTACGGCAACAGCCTCTGGCGCGATAGCCAATGGTGATCCAGTAATACTGAACAGCGCAGGAACGGTTAGCTCTGTTGCTGGCAGAGCAGAAGCTACAGGCTCTAACGCCGTCTTTGAATCCAGCGGGATAGACAGCGCGGATTATCAGCTTGCTTCTGCGTATGATTCCAGTAACGACAAGACGGTTATTGTTTACAGGGGGCCAAGTGATTACATCTGGGCTGTTGTAGCCACCATAAGCGGTACGTCAGTTACCTTTGGAACTCCCGTAGCACTTACCAGCGCAAATAGCTATTACGCCGTCATTGCTTTTGACTCCAGCAATAACAAAGTGGTTGTTGTTTATACAGATGTTGGCTCTGGTTACGATGGTCGCGCAAGAGTAGGGACTGTCTCTGGGACAAGTATATCGTTTGGAACTGAGCTAGAAATTAATAGCACTAGCACTCAATTCCCCTCTCTTGTATTTGATAGCAACAGCAACAAAGTTGTTCTTTCGTACTATAACGGTGTAGATGGCAAGGCTTATTCAACAGTTGGGACAGTCTCTGGCACGACCATTAGCTTTGGCACCCCAGTAGAATTTAATGCTACTGAGGTCGCTTCTATAACTAGCGTTTTTGATAGCACCAATAATAAGGTAGTCATTTGCTATAAAGATCAGGGGAGTAGTGGTGTAACAGAAAGCGTTGTGGGGACAGTTTCTGGGACTAGTATCAGCTTTGGTACAGTGGTAACGGCAACCAGTGATACATACATAAACAGCAACGGCTCCCGTGCGGTATTTGACCCAAGCACGGGCAAGGTTTTTTGGGCGTATATCAGGTCAAACGGAACTTTCCAAGGGGTTGTCGGAACCGTTAGTGGGACTAGCATATCATTTGGCAGTGTTACAGAAATTGACGGTAGCGGTACTGCCGTCGCCGCGTCAGTAGGGGTGTCTCTTGATACAGGTGCTAACAAAGTAGGTATAACGTATGGAGATGGAGGAGATTCCAACAAACTAACTTTTATACCCGCAACAGTATCCGGCACAGGTTTTAGTCTCGGTAGCCCTGTTATTTTAGATTCAGGTACAAATTCAGCGGAAGCCGCGTCAACTAATTCTTTTGATCCAGACACTGGCGCATTTTTGGTGTCCTACAGGGATGGCAGTAATTCTACCAGAGGCACCAGCATTGCTCACAAGATTGCGTTTTCAAACCTATCAGCAACAAACTTTGTTGGATTTTCAGACGCGGCTTACTCCAATGGTGCTACGGCAACCATTCAAATAATTGGGTCTGTTGATGATGCCCAATCTAGCTTATCCGCAGGGACAAATTATTTTATAACCAACCTTGGTGCTGTTGCTACAACAGGCTCTGTTTATGCTGGAAAAGCTCTGTCTTCAACGGAGTTGGCGGTTCAACTGCCAACTAAAGTAGATGGCTATACGTTTATACAAAAATACGAGCCGGGAGGCGCGACAGACATCATAGACATAGAGGAGTTTGATACGGATAATTTCTCTGCCTACATGATTCTCTTAGACAATCTGATCCATTCAAGCGGTAATGGAGACTTTCGAGTTTATTACAAGGTTGACGGTTCATACAGAGAAGACAATAAATATAGCCGCAGGCTAATCAGAACCGATCAGGGGGGGACTGCTATAACCAGTAGCGATAACAGCAGTTCTAGCCAAAACAAAATTGATTTAGGCAATGAAGCTGAGTTTACCGGACTAATGCACGTTTTCTTTACCTTAACAAGCAATGCTGTACATGACAATACGTTGCTTACTTATGACTTCAATGGCCAAAGAAACTCAGGTGGGTCAAACACTTTTACGCAGGGTTCTGCCACCTACTACAACGATTCTTTAACGTCCAACAGATTGCAGGGCTTGAGAATTGATGGGGGTTCTAACCTTAGCGGGACAGTAGCTTTGTACGGAATTAACAAGGGTTAAGCCATGACTAATCTTAAATGTACGGCAGACGGTCTGGTTCCAATCAATGATGAAGACCAAGCCTTTTTGGCCGCAGTCAAGGCTCAAGATGAAGCATGGGCGGCAGGAGCCAATGACAGGCTTGCCGCAGAGGAGCGAGAAAAACGCAACATGTTGCTTGCTGAAACAGATTATTTTGGTGCGTCAGATGTCACCATGTCTTCCGATATGACCACGTATCGTCAGGCTCTAAGGGATGTCCCCCAACAGACGGACTTTCCTACGTCAATCAACTGGCCCACAAAACCATAGGTGCTGAAGCATGGCCTTGATAATTAAGGACAGAGTAAAAGAAACAACAACGACCACCGGCACGGGCAACGTGGCCTTGGGCGGCGCGGTCAGCAACTTTGTCACGTTTTCTTCTGTTCTGTCAGACAGTGACACCACTTACTACGCGATTGTAGACAGCAACAACTCTGCATTTGAAGTGGGGCTGGGAACATACGTCAGCAGTGGTAACACAATCGCCAGAACCACCGTGCTTGCAAGCTCTAACAGCGGCTCTGCTGTCAACTTGTCATCAGGAAGCAAGGTTGTATTTTGCGCGTTTCCCGCCGATAAAGCGGTGGTTGAGGACGCCAACGGCGTGGTGTCGATTGAGAACCTTCAGTTTGACACTAACGCCATGAAGGCTACCAACACCAACGGCAACGTACAGCTCACGCCAAACGGCACGGGCTTTGTTGAGCTGGTGGGTGCAACCAATGCAGGGACAATACGGTTTAACTGCGAATCAAACAGTCACGGCGTTACCTTAAAAGGCCCGCCGCATAGTGCGAGCGCAACCTACACCCTAGAGCTTCCGAATGCAGACGGATCAGACGGTCAGCTTCTCAAAACAGACGGCAGTGGCAAGCTGGCGTTTACAAGCTCGCTCCCCGGCATTACTGCAACAGCTTCTGAAATCAACATCCTTGATGGTGTTACTGCAACAGCGTCAGAAATAAACATTCTGGATGGGGTAACTGCGACTACCGCAGAGATCAACTATCTAGACATTACTACCGTGGGTCTGACGCAAGCGAGCAAGGTAGTAACAGCAGACGCAAACGGTGTGGTCAGCTTTGATAACGGCACAATCGAGGAGGTCACGACCGTCACCTCTAGCTCTAACGCGGCGACCATTAACCTGCGTGACGGAAATTTATTTGAGCATGATCTGACAGAAAACGTTACCTACACCTTTAGTAACCCAGCCTCCGCAGGCAGGGCATCATCGTTTGTTTTGAAGGTAATTCAAGACAGCAGTGCCAGAACGATTACATGGCCCGGAAGTGTTGATTGGCCTGCGGCTACAGCGCCCACCCTGACTGCAACAAACAACGGCGTGGATGTGTTTGTGTTCTTCACCATTGATGGCGGAACGACTTACTACGGCTTTACCGCTGGTCAGGCGCTGGGATGAGCGTAGGCGTTAAACTATTACAAGCCGCCGCTGGCAATGCTGGTGGTGGTGCTGTTTACGTTGATGATGTGTTTTCCACGTTTTTGTATCAAGGTACAAGTTCAAATCAGGATATTGTAAACGGCCTTGATCTTTCTGGTGAAGGCGGCTTGGTTTGGGTTAAAGGCAGGCCACATGCAGGATATAGCCATAACTTATACGATACGGCTAGAGGCGTAACTAAGAGACTAGCATCAAATGAAAATACAGCAGAAAGCACGTATGCAAATTCAGTAACTGCATTCAACAATAATGGTTTTTCATTAGGGTCAGATGCAAACGGAGAGGCAAACTACTCAGGTTCTACATACGTCTCTTGGTCATTCCGCAAAGCAGAAAAGTTTTTTGACATCGTTACTTATACGGGCGATGGAACTACTGGACGCAGTGTAGCTCATAATCTTGGCTCTGCTCCCGGCATGATTTTGATAAAAAATCTTAGTGCCGGTGAAAACTGGGTTGTGTATCACAGAGGTATCGGCAATACAAAAGCATTAGTATTGAATTCTACCGCCGCAGAAGACACCTCTAGTGGTTATTGGAATAATACCGATCCAACAGCAACTCATTTTACGCTAGGAAATGCGAGTGGCCCGAGAAATGAAAACGGAGTTAGCTATTTAGCGTATTTATTCGCCCACGACGAACAAGAGTTTGGCGAAGATTCTGATGAAGCCATTATTAACTGTGGAAGTTATACAGGGACAGGCTCCGCAGGAAACAGCGTCACTCTAGGTTTTGAGCCTCAGTGGTTGATGATAAAGCAAACTTCTGGCGCTAATGATTGGTATATGTACGACACTATGAGGGGGATTGCTTCTGGCGGCAATGATGCTGTTGGTTTAAAAGCAAACTCTGAGGATGCAGAAGGAAGCAGTAACCATTTGAGCGTTACCGCAACTGGCTTTGAGCTTGAGGGAACTG